AGAAGCGCAGCAGGAAGCAAAGAGAAGGTTTGGTTTGTCTGACTATATCCCACTTGAGGTTGAAATGTCTCAAGGAAAGAACTGGATGGAGCAGGAGGATTGCAATGGGTGAGCAATATGAATTAGATATAATAGATAAGAAACTAGAGCGTAAAATAAAATTAAAGAAGTATGCAGAAGCTAGACAGAAAAAAAGAGAATACAGGAGAGAATACGAGAAAAGACCAGAAGTTAAAAAAAAGAAAAATAAAGCAAAGAATGCAAAAAGAAAAAGAATAAGAACAGTAAATTCACTTAAAGATATTACCCTGCAATGGGCTTCTTTAAGAAGAACAAGACTTATAGTGGACACAAGAAAAAGAAATCTAAATAATGTAACTGTTGAATTAACACCAAAAGATATATTAGATTTGATACCTAAAGATTTAAAGTGTCCTGTTTATAAAGTTCCTTTTGTTTTTAATGCTAATAGTCCTTGGAATTTATCATTTGATAGAATTGATAATAACAAAAGTTACACTAAAGATAATGTAGTTGTAGTTTCTGTAAAAGTTAATACAATAAAAAATACAGCTACATCAAAAGAACTATACAAAATAGCAGATTTTTATTATGAATTGGAGAAAAAACAACTTGACAAATGAGCAGTTTTATGTTATAAAGGTTTCTTTTTTGAAAGGTGAAATACATGAATGAATTAGCAACAATAGATACAATGTCTGATAACCTAGATGCCCTATACTCTGTTATAGATACAGGGCCAACTTTAGCTAGGGCTAGGATAAATAGAGACAGTTCCGTAGAGGTAGGTGGTGAGTTGGTAAGTAATATACCAGTTCCATCTATTGCTTTGGAGCATCCTGAACATGGTGATGTATACTCTGCTGATGTTTATATCAGAGTGTTCTTGGATACTATGCAAACAGCAGTGTTTGATTCTGATGCAGAGAAGTTTAGTAATATGTCTCAGCACTTTCAGAACTTCGGTAGCACTGCTTTAGATTGGCATGGTGGTGACAAATGTGGTTGGATTCCTAGTAAGGAGAAGGAGAAACTACGAGGCGTAGATCCTATAGCTTACGCTAACGCAACTAAAGTTAAACTCTACAGACACGTATTTGGTTTGATGCGTATGGAGAAGCCTATAATTCCAGGATCTGATGAGAAGGTGGAGATTAATGAAGTTCCTTTTCGTATGAAGCTTGGACCTTCTAACTTCATGGAAGTGAGCAAGGTTATCAAGGCAATGATGCATCAACAGAGTAAGCCTTACAACCATGAGATGAAGATCTCGTTTAAACTAGAGAAGCGAGGTTCTAATAAGTGGTTTGTATTGAAGTATCAACCAATACTAACTAAGATGCATCCTCTAACTGATGAAACTAGGGGATTGATTACAGACTTTGTAGACTTAGTTAAGAGAGAGAATGAGCAAGTCTCTGATAGAATGCGAGAAAACTCAGAAGCAAAAACGGATGATGATTTTAGTGATATCATTGAAGGTTAATCATGGATCTCACAACTAAGTTAGAAGCTTTTCTAGCTGGTGAACCTAAGATACCCGATGACATAATATTTCGGGCTAGTCAGATGTTCAACAACAAACTAGGTAAGTTTAACTTTACGAGAAAGAGGGGAGCAGGTCTTCCCTCTATGTCTCAAGTGGGTAAGCCTTTCTGCCAACTCCATGCTGAGAAATTAGGATGGGATAAGGTAGCAGAGACTGACTCTTTTAAAATTAAAATGTTATACGGAGATATGACAGAAGTTATTGCAGTTGCTTTACTACTGGCTGCAGGGGTTGAAATAGTTGACCTAAATAAACGAATAGTGCTTCAGACAGAGGCAGGTGATATACGAGGTGAACTCGATCTTATTATACGTGAAGGTAACTCACATTCTCTGTGGGATATTAAGAGTGCATCGAGGTTTGCATTTGAGAAGAAGTTTGAATCTTATGATGCACTAAAGAATAACGATGACTTTGGTTATCTAGAACAGTTGTATGGATATACTAAAGCAGAAAGGAATGAGACACCTGATATAAAGGCTGGTGGTTGGATCGCTATCAACAAGGAGTCAGGTGAAATGAAAGTTGTTAAGGCTGATCCAGATGATGAGGAAGCGTATACAACTAAGATAAACGACACAATAGCTAAGTACCTCAAGGCTGATGAAAGTAACTTTGAACGTTGTTTTGAGGATGAACCTGAAACCTTTTATAAGAAACTAACAGGTAATCGTAAGTTAGGTAAGACTTGTTCATACTGTAACTTTAGATATTCTTGTTGGCCTGATTTAGTCTATGCGAAAAATCCAAGGTCCAAGTCGGCAACGGCATACAACTACTACACGGTCCTCAAAGATTAAAGTCTCCTCTGCCAAAGCTAAAGGCAGAAGATTGCAACAGTGGGTAAGAGATTACCTACACTCTAATCTAAAAGGTATAGAGAAGGATGATGTTACTTCTACTCCAGGTGGAGTCAACGGTCCTGATATAGGACTTAGCCCACTTGCAAGGAAGCTATTTCCTTGGACGGTAGAATGCAAGTCACGTTCATCCTTCTCTATTTATTCTGCGCTAGAACAAGCAGAGAAGAACCTAATAAAAGGAACTAAACCAGTTGCTATATTAAAGGGCGATAGAAAACGTCCTATGGCATTACTTTATGCAGAAGATCTAATGGAGATTTTAATATGTTCGATGACAAAAAACAAAAAGTAATACATCAAGTTACAGTGCCAGATAATACATTCTCTATCTTCTGTAATTACGATGAAGACACAAGAACTATTAGTTTATACGTAGGAGACTTTACATCTGATGAGTTAGCAGGTGGTCCTGCCCATGAGATGTTGCTAGAGATTGGTGACAGTATTACTATGATGCTTGAAGCCACTATACAGAATGCAGTCGCTCAATCTACTGGTGATGGTAAAGTAGAATTAAAACCAATAGAGAAAGTAAAAAACATAGACGGTAATATAATATATGCAAACTTTTCAAAGAGGATACACTAATGGCAGTCGATATGGTAAATCATCCACCTCATTATAATCAAGACAACATAGAATGTATTGATGCAATCGAGGCAGCAACAGGTAAATATTTTAGATATTATCTACAAGGTAACGTAATGAAATATCTTTGGAGGTTTGACTATAAAGGAGAACCAATAAAAGATCTGAAGAAAGCTCAATGGTATCTTGAAAGACTTGTAAAAGAAGTTACTCTTGAGGAGTATGAAAAGTACGGAGATACTTCCAGTGATAGTATTTGTTAGAATAACTGCTGATGTAGATAAGGATGCTTCATTCTTACCTGCTGATGGAGTAACAGGATTAGAGTCTGAGTTAAAAGACTTAATCTCTAATGCAATAAAAGATTGTATTGACGGTATAGATATTACTAGAATAAAGGTTATAATAGATGACATTTAAATCCAACATGAACCCAATGTTTCGTTCAAAGTTTTCAGAAGATATATTTAATTTAAAGTATGCTCATACAGGTTGTGATAGTTGGGAGCAGTTGGCTAGAGTGTTAGTCGAAGATGTATGTGGTAATTTACGTTCTGATGAAGAACCTTTAATGAAGAAGGAAGAACGTAGAGAACTACAGAGATATATTAAAGACCTAAAGTTTGTGCCAGGTGGTAGGTATCTTTACTATGCAGGTAGAGAGAGAAGATTTTATAACAACTGTTTCTTGTTAAAGGCAGAAGAAGACACAAGAGAAGATTGGGCTAACCTTAGTTGGAAGTCTGAATCATGTTTGATGACAGGAGGAGGTATAGGAGTAGACTACTCTGTGTATAGAGAGTCAGGTAGAACTTTAGGAGGATCAGGTGGTCTATCCTCTGGACCGATTCCAAAGATGCAAATGATTAATAGTATAGGTGCTAACGTAATGCAGGGTGGATCACGTAGATCTGCCATGTATGCTTCGTTACATTGGAAGCACAATGATATTCCCAGCTTTCTTACAGCAAAAGATTGGGATAAGATACCTGTAGGTGATACTGGATTTACTCTGAAGCAGATTAAGGAACAGGATTTTAACTTCCGCGCCCCTCTAGATATGACTAACATCAGCGTAAACTATGACACCGAATGGTTATTAAACTACTGGAAGACAGGAGATGTTGGTGAGGTATTTAAGAGTAATGTAAAGCAAGCACTTCGATCAGCAGAGCCTGGTTTCAGCTTTAATTTTATGGAGAATGAAGATGAAACACTACGAAATGCTTGCACTGAAGTATGCAGTGCTGACGATAGTGATGTTTGCAATTTGGGGAGTATCAATCTTGGGCGTATTGATTCTATAACTGAGCTTGCAAGAATTGTAGAATTAGGAACTAAGTTTCTAATCTGTGGTACATTGAGAGCAGAGTTGCCTTATGATCAAGTATATCAAACTAGAGAGAAGAATAGACGATTAGGTCTAGGACTAATGGGTATGCATGAATGGCTGGTAAAACGTGGAGAGAAGTATGAAGTTACCCCAACATTACATAGATGGTTATCGATATATCAAGGGGTTAGTGACGACACAAGTAAGAAATTTTCTAGTGAGCTATCTATATCCCAACCAGTTGCGAACAGGGCTATCGCTCCTACTGGTAGTATTTCTATACTCGCTGGTAGCTCCAGTGGGATAGAGCCAATATTTGCAGTGGCATACAAGCGTAGGTATTTACGTGGTGGTACTCGCTGGAAGTATCAGTATGTTATAGATTCTGCTGCACAAGAGTTAATAGATATGTATGGTGCTGATCCTGAGAAGATAGAGTCTGCATTAGATCTAGCAGATGACTATGAAAGAAGGATTAAGTTCCAAGCTGATGTTCAAGACTATGTAGACATGAGTATTAGTTCAACTATTAACTTACCAGCATGGGGATCTAAGTTTAATAATGAAGATACAGTTGATGACTTCACTAGAACTTTAGCATCTTATGCACATAGATTAAGAGGGTTCACTGCATATCCAGATGGATGTAGGGGTGGGCAACCTCTTTCTGTTGTTCCATATAGTGAAGCAATAGATAAGTTAGGAACAGAATTTGAAGAACACGTTGAGACACATGATATCTGTGAAATTACCAATTCAGGAGGGGTATGTGGCGTTTAAAAGACGCAGAAGATATCCTTATCCAATGAGGGATATCGTCCACCAAGGCAGGGTAGGGTTTAGACGTAATAAAAATAATCCCTTCCCTGTTACATCAGATAGGTATAGGGAGTGGCTGCGAGGCTACAACCTTGCTTACTACGAACAACTTAATCGTATAGGAGATAACGATGAAAGCTAAACTAATGGGAGGATTACTTGCTGTATGTTTATTTGCGTTTAATGTTTCCGAATCAAAAGCACAAACAAATCCAGGAACAAACTGTAGGAGTATGGAAGAGGCTGTCGCTTATTTGGAGAAAACTCATGGCGAACTTCTCTCGTTCAGAGGACTCTCATTGAGAGGACACGTTACTACTATCTATATGAACGAAACTACAGGCACTTGGACTGCTCTTGTTCTATATCCAAGTCTAGAACATAAGATGTGCGTAGTAGATTCGGGAACTATCGGAGAGAAAATAGATGGTAAAACTAATAATAAAGTGAATAGTGACCCTGCATACGATGGATTTCGTAAATTCTTTAATGTTAATGCAGCATATGAGTATTTATTGCGTATATTTGGGGTTCAAAACCCCGAAATCATGCGTAAGCCACTTTAAACGCTCATACAGCGCGATTAGGTAAAATTTGGACTATACCTACCAAAGACTATCGTTAGACCCCTTTCTCGCGCATCCTCCGAAGCCGATTTTTTAAAAAGTAGTCAAAAAATGGATAAAGATCACGTTGGAGTGAAGATTGTTACGAAAACACCACTACATACT